TATTGAAGTCCTTTTCAATGGTGCGCTTAATTGTTCTAAAGTCGAACCAGTAATACGTTTAGTCCCCTTGATTAGATTTGTTCCTATGTCTATATATCCGTCATCGTATAAGTACACAGCATTCAAGAATGTATCTATAAGTTTTTCTTTGTAGTCATAATTGCCTGTATCTGTCTTTAGGCTATCAATCCAAAATAGGAACATGTCACGCTCAATGTATGGTGGCTTGGTTGCCTGTACCTTATGCAATGTGATTTGTAATTGCGACTTATTCTGTTCTAACTCTTCAAGGCGTGCTTTTGTTGTTTCCGTGATAATTCCAGCTTCAATGGCTTTCATTACATTGTTGATAGACTTGGTAACGTCCTTAATCTTGGCTTCTATCATCTTTTCATCGCTGTTATCTTCCATTTGCTTCTTCTGATATTCCATAAAACTGTCAGCAAGCCTGTTTATGTAGTCCATGTCGTTTAACTGGTTTATCAATTCAGTTATAACAACCTCTTCAATCCAGTCTTTCTTGACTCTCTTCTTATCACACTTGCGCTTTTTAAATTTCACACACGTATAGTAATAGTAACGGTTGCCTGTTCTACTGGTGGCATATTCACCAGTCATAGGGCTTCCACAGTGTCCGCAGAACAGTTTACCAGTTAATAGGTACTTTGCATCACGTGATCGTGCTGGCGCTTTCTTGTGCCTGTTTTTAATTTCTTGCGCAACATCAAACATTTCTTTGGAGATAATGGCTGGCATTCCATTAGGGACAATGTAATCAGCATACTTGTATGTTCCTATGTATTTCTCATTGCTGATGATAGTATTCAGAGAACTCTTATTCCATGGCGATTTTCGAGCGTTCAAGATACCGTCTTTGTTCAGGTCGGTAATTATATCATTTATTGTCTTGCCGCTTGTATATTCGCTAAAAATGCGCCTTATAATAGGTGCTTCATTTTCGTCTATGACATAGTGATCATCAGCATCTCTACCATACCCAAAAACCTTTTTGCCTATTGTCTTCAGTTGCAATGCACTTTCCCTGTTACCACGTTTGACATTTTCGGAAAGGTTGGCGCTATAATACTCAGCCATGCTTTCCATAAGTCCCTCCATGATTATTCCCTCAGCGCTATCTGAGATATTTTCCATTGCACTATATATCTTTACGCCGTTTTTCTTCAGTTTAGAACGATATATGGCGCTGTCATAACGATTGCGTGCAAATCTATCGAGTTTCCACACGATAACAGCCTTAAAGTGCTTATTTTCGCTATCCCTTATCATTTTTTGGAATGACGGGCGATTATCTGATGTTCCTGTTTTCGCTTCATCAATATATTCATTGATTATCTCAAAACCGTGTTCTTCAGCGTATCGCTTACAATCTCTTAATTGTCCCGTGATAGACTCTTCACGTTGCCCTGAAGAAGAGAAACGGGCGTATATTACCGCCGGTATGTAGTTTTCCATGTTATCTCCTTTCACTGTGTGTCTGATAGTTAAAAACCACGAAAAATGAGTCTTTTTGCCTTTTTTCGTGTATTTTAAACGTGGAAATCGTTTATAATCTGCTTTTCATTATTTACTGGCTTCTTTATATAAATCAGGAAACATCGCTTTGATAACTTCTAAAGTCTTGTTTCTGTCTTTTATGGTCATGTTCTGCATCATTTCGATAACGATTGCAATTCGGTTGTCTATTTCAAAATTTGTAACGATTGAATTGCTAAGTCTTAAAACATTGAATAAATCATTAAATTCTATATCCATTGCTTTCGCGCATTTTGCGATTGTGTCAACCGTTGGAATAATTTCCTTTTTGGACTTTGGGTTATAGTTTTTTTCTAACATCGCAATATAAGGCTTGCTTAAGCCTGTTTTATTTGCGAAGTCGTCCATGCTTAATTTGTTATCGTCCCTATACTCTTTTATGATTTTTCCTAAATATACAGTCATATCGCACACCTTACATAATGCTTTCCTTGGAACAATACCAAATCAGTTTCCCTATTACAGACACTGGATCAGTACCGTCTTTGATGATTAGTGGGTGATGTTCAGGGTTGAATGACACTGGCTCAAGTACATAACTATCAGTCAATCTGTAAAACTTCTTAACTGTAGCATCGTCACCATTTACCATGATAGCGCCTATTTCGCCATTTTCTAATGTGCTTGTCTTCTCAAATAAGCCTATACAGCCGTCAGGTAAAACCTTATTCATGCTGTCACCTTTGATTTGTAATGCGAACACTTGCTTATTTGCAAAGCGTGACGGGTATTCAATTTCACCGATGATGTCTTCTATTGCTTCTATTGGGACACCAGCTGGGATAACACCTATAACGTTTGTACGATTATACATAATTCCATAATCGTTTTCAGTATCGGAATTACCCAATAAGTAATCAATGGAAACATTAAATAATTCTGCAAGTTTTTCGATGACTTCTAATGATGGCTCAGACTTTCCATTCTCCCAATAGGAAATACCCGTTTTTGTCATATCAAATTTGTTTGCTATATCCTCTTGGGTGTACTTGTTTTTGATGCGTAATTTTTTAAAAACATCAGAAAATTTATTTTTCATATATAATGTTACCTTTCGCATTACAAATATAATATATTTTTCGCCTATAGTAAAATAAATTGTAATATTGGAAAGAAAAATTACTATAAATGTAAATTTTTAATTGACATTAAGTTACATAAAAAGTAATATAAAAGCGTAGAAGTTACCTATTTAGTAACTTAGAAAGGGGAAGAGAATGAATAGAGAGTTAATTGGACTAATGGCGAAGTTTGATATCACAAAAGAAAAAATGGCGATGGTTATTGGCGCTTCAGCACCTACATTCCGCAAAAAGTTAGAAACAAGAATGTTCACGCAAGCGGATATTGATAAGATGCTGAAATACTTACGTCGTTATGACAAGACGATATCAGAAGCCGCTTTTTTTAATGAGTTATAGTTACAAAAAATGTAACTTCGGAAAGGGAAGAACATGAAATTTAAACAAGAAACCAAAACCGTCAACGGTGAGGGCGTAATCGTACTATGCAAAGACACTCTAAAAGAGCCAAATTTCGAACTGCTAAAAGAAATGTTGCATCTTGGCGATGATGTCGAAGAAGTGCGTATAAGTTTCAAACAGTATGATGTGCGCCGAAAAATTAAGCAAGACTAGCACGGCTTTAAACAGAAAGGAGAAAACATGAACGAATTGGAAAACGCAATTAAATCACTAACATCTTTAAGTTATTTTGACTGGTTAAAGGTACAACTTGCGATTAACAAGTTATTTGAAAATAAAATCCATGATGCAAAAAGAAATATTTACATCACGGAAAAAGATTTGGAAAACATTAACTTACAACAATTTGAATAAATGACGGATGAATGCGATAGGAATTCCCTTTGTAAAAGATATTGACATAAGGGAAATCATAGAATGAATTTTCGTTATTGAATGCATTTCTATTTATCGGATACCAAATTGGCGCATTCTCTTCGTACCACTCATACGGAGATTGATCGTTATTACCAATTTTGCAATTAACGTCATCATTCAAACACACCCAATTGCCTAATAAACAGGCATATACATTTTTACTCATTATTATTCACCTCCTTTCAAATCAATTATAGGAGGTTAGAAAGGAAAGTATGAACGAATTATTAAAAATCGATACTTCAGATGCAGAACGCATCACCGTATCAGCAAGAGATTTATATGAATTCTTAGAAGCAACTGAAAGATTTAACAGTTGGTTTGAACGAATGACACAGTATGGACTAGTCGAAAACACAGATTATACCACCGTAAAAAAGTTAACGGAGGTTCCAAACAATGGCGGGGTACAAATTAGAGAACTTGACGACTACCAGTTAACGATTGACACAGCGAAACAAATCGCAATGCTTCAGCGTAACGAAAAAGGCACTCAGGCTAGAAAATACTTCATTCAAATTGAGAATGCATGGAACAGCCCTGAAAGAGTCATGGCAAGAGCCTTAACTATTGCTAACAAGACAATCGCTACACTGGAAATCGAGAATAAGGAAATGAAACCAAAAGCATTATTTGCTGATGCGGTAGCACAATCGGACACAAGCATTCTTGTATACGACCTTGCGAAGTTGATTTGCCAAAACGGCGTAAAGATTGGTGGAAATCGCTTGTGGACATGGCTAAGAGATAACGGGTATATCTTCAAACACTCATGCGAGCCTACACAGAAGAGTATGGAAATGAAGTTGTTTGAAGTAATCGAAAGAACCGTACAGAGAAGTGGACATGATCCAAAAGTCACACGCACAACGAGAGTTACTGGAAAAGGGCAAGTGTACTTCATCAATAAGGTTTTACAAGATTATGGCAATCAAAAAAACTGATTTAAATTCACTCAACTATCTTGCATTACAGGCGCTAAACGAAAAACAGTATGATCCTGAATTCAAAGCAAGATTTGAAGAGTGGAAAAAGAAAAATGGCGCACCCACACCAAAGGACAGCGCCAAGTGATAGACCAAAACTATCACTCAAATTCTAACACAGAAAGAGAGAAAACAAAAAATGATTAAAGTTGAAAATCACGGTGGCGAAGTTGTATTTCAGTCAGACGGAACAATGCTTGATTTAGCACAAGAGATTTTAGCAATTAGACATTTCATTAAGAGGAATCCTGAAATTGAACAAATGGCGGATTTTATAGAAATGATTTCAAGTGTTGAAAGACAAGACTTTGAAAGCACTGAAGAACGACGTTATAAAAAAGGCGTTTAGAAAGAAGATGAACTAACTATGAAGACAATCAAAAACACAATTAAAACAGCATTAGTCGTTGTTCTAGGGCTTGCATTCATCGCATACATGCTAGGAAACGCCGTTCTTCAATACTCTTATTCCCAACGCCCTTTGACGGCTGAAGAAATGGCAGAGTAAGGACATGAAGATGATTTGCAATCATTGTCAAAGAATATTCAATGACGATGACATGAAACATCATTACGGATATATGGACTACTCATACAGAGAGTATAAAACATGTCCCTATTGCGATAGCGAAGATGTGGAAGAAGTCGAGGAAATAGACCATGAAGAAGATTGAAATAGTTAAACTTGGCAATCCTGAATTTAACAACAAATACGAAAAGCCACAGAAAAAGCCAAAACACATTAGAAAAGTGGACTGGGAGGGCAAAAGAAATGGATTTACAAGCAAGATATAACCGGCTGAAAGAGCAAAACCGCATGTTAGTTGAAGAAACTAAGCGATACGAAAAACAACTGGAAGAGTTACAAAGCAAAATCAGTAAATTAGCAGAACTTAATCAAAAGGCGTTTGAAGTGAATATCGAACTAAGTCACAAGTTACTTACTTATGACAAGTTGGACCAAGTCAAACGCTTACCAGTAAGTGAGGGGAAAAATGAAAACAGATAATCAAAGAAGAGAGTTTGAATTTGCACTTGAAACAGTGCTAAAGGCGGCAGATAGCAAAATTAAAACAGTAAAAATCAACTGGGACGAAAGAGATATGGAATTTAGAGAAGCCGCAAATACAGTAACAGTTACATACAAAAATGATTATGAAATCAAAGTAAACGTTGCGATGGACTCATGGAAAGCAATTATCCGTGATGTTCTTAAGAAAATTTAGGAGGAAAACATGGAAGACACAATTTTCTTGCAATCAGAAAGCAAGCCAACAACAAAATCAGAACCAAAGAAAGAAGTAAAAGCAGAAAAGAAAGACTATAGCAAAATGAACGTTTATCAAAAGTTAGCGATTGCACGTGCTGAATTAGGTAATCGCCCACTTAAGAAATCAGGCGTAAATAAGTACGCTGGATATTCATACTTTGAACTGAACGATTTTATTGGTGAAATTAACAAGATTTTCAAGGAATTAAACCTAATTTCAGTATTCAATATCAAAGTTAGCGAATTAGGTGTGGAAACAGCATTTCTTGACATTCTGAATGCTGACAACCCTGAAGAAACAATCAGATTTGAAGCAAGCACGGCAGAAGCCGGAACGAAAGGCGCTACACCTATTCAGATGTTAGGCGCTAAGCATACATACATGCGCCGTTACTTATGGCTAGAAGCAATGGAAATCGCCGAAAACGATGCGCAAGATGCTATTCCAACGAACGATAGAGAAACAACAACGAAAAAACAAATGGCATCACAAGGACAACTGAAGATTATTTCACAGCAAGATCCTGAGCGTGTTAAGAAGATGCTTGACTATTACCATGTGCAAGAAATCAAAGACTTAACAATGCAACAAGCAAGCGATGCAATTAAAACATTTGGAAAAGAGAAGAAAGCAGAGGTAACAGAAAATGGAACAAATTAAAGTTGTAAATAGTCAATTAGTTTTATCAGAACAAGCCAAGCAAATCTTAAAGGAAATGCGCGACTTTGAAATCACAAAACAGGAAATGGAAAACAAATTCAAGGAAGTTAAATTGGCTATTCAAAAAGCAATGGTTGAAAACGAAGTTAAATCTTGCGATAGCGAGTACGTAAAAATTACTTATGTCGCGCCTACACAGCGTGTTTCCGTGGATACAGCCAAGATGAAAGAAGAGGGCATCTATGACCTTTACACAAAGACAAGTGAAGTAAAGGCAAGTGTCCGACTCACCTATAAATGATTGAGTTTATACCTGACTATCATGTGTACTTAGTGGACGGCGTTATTACACCGTCCGCTACACAGATAATTAGAGGACTTATGGGGGATATGTATTCAAATATCCCTCAGTATATCCTCAACGCTAAAGCAGATTATGGAAACACAGTCCATGACCTAATAGAACGCTATTCCTTGGGGGAAAACGTGGACGGACGATACAATACTCATTCTTATGAAAGCATAGCCTTAAAACGCTTCAAAACGCTTCAGGAAGAAAACAGTATCAACATACACGCATGTGAACAGCCTATGGTTTATTACCACGATGGAAACCCTTTGTATTGCGGCACATATGACATGATCGGAACGGTGGACGGTAAGCATGCAATCATAGACATCAAGACAACATATCAGTATCACCCGTTGTATCTAAGTTACCAATTAACGCTATACAAAATGGCGTATGAACAAATGACAGGTGAAAAGATAGAAAAAGCCTATTGCGTGTGGCTTCCTAAGAAAGATTTAGGGCAACTGTACGAGGTTGAATTACTGGATGAAAAGGAACTTTTAAAGGTGGTTACAGATAATGAAACAACGTACTGATAGCATTCTTCAGACTGAGAAAAAATGCTTTATCACTGGATCATACAACGTGTGCTTACACCATTGCATATGTGGTACAGCAAATCGCAAGAAGTGTGACGAATGGGGACTTTGGGTATGGCTCAATCCTGACGTACACAATGCATTACATACAACAAAGCCGTCATTGCGCTATGCATTACCGAGA